CTGTTGCTACATCGAAGCCAATCACAAAGGCAGAAGCTACTATATATGCAGACTTGCAAGACAAGGCACCACCTAGAGTTGCAAGAGTTACAGAACAGGCAATTGGTACTCCAGATGCAGATGATAATTTTGGTTTTAATGAAACAATTAGTGAGTGGGTAGATGGTTAGAAATATTGATGCTAGAATTGATGACGTACTCGGAATAACATCTGACATAAAACAAGAGATAATAGACCCCAAACCTCTTGTACCAAGGCCTAACGACACTTTAGAAGATGCTGATGCAGACTACAAGTATAGTCGTGAAAACTTCTATAGCCTCGTTGAGCGGGGTCAGGATGCGGTGGACGGCATACTTGAACTAGCTAGAGAGAGTGAGCACCCCAGAACGTATGAGGTGGCAGGTCAGTTAATTAAAACTGTTGCAGAAGTCGCAGAAAAATTAACAGACTTACAGGAAAAGATGAAACGGCTTAAAGAAGTTCCCGACCATGCACCCAAGAATGTTACTAATGCTTTGTTTATTGGTTCAACAAAAGAATTACAAAACCTTTTAAAAGATAAGAGTAATGGATCCACGGACGAATTATAAGGGTAACCCAAATCTAAAGCCAGCTGCTATTGAGCACGCTTATACTGAAGATGAAGTAAAAGAATTTATAAAGTGTCAGAAAAATCCTGCATACTTTATAGAGAACTATGTAAACATTGTCAGTATTGATGAAGGGTTAATCCCATTTAAACTCTACGATTTCCAAAAGGAAATGGTAGGTACTTTTCATAGTAATCGGTTTACTATCTGTAAACTGCCTAGACAGTCAGGCAAATCAACTACGATTATATCATATCTTATTCACTACGTCATTTTCAATGAGGCGGTGAATGTAGCTATTCTTGCTAACAAGGCCGCAACAGCGAGAGACTTGTTAGGGAGATTTCAACTTGCATACGAGCATCTACCAGAATGGATGCAACAGGGGGTAATGAATTGGAACAAGGGTTCACTGGAGTTAGAGAATGGTTCTAAAATTATTGCGGCGAGTACGTCCGCATCTGCGGTTCGTGGTGGTTCATATAATATTATTTTTCTTGATGAGTTTGCTTTTATTCCCTCCAATATAGCTGAACAGTTTTTTAGTTCAGTCTATCCTACGATTACTGCTGGTCAGACATCGAAGGTGATTATTGTATCTACACCACATGGAATGAATATGTTTTACAAGATGTGGATGGATGCAGTAAATGATAAGAGTGAATTTATACCAATTGAAGTCCATTGGAGAGAGGTGCCTGGTAGAGATGATGCATGGAGAGATCAGACAGTAAAAAATACAAGTGAACAACAGTTCTTACAAGAGTTTGAGTGCTCGTTTCTTGGTTCTATTAATACGCTTATATCACCTACAAAAATTCAAACTATACCTTATGCAGATCCAATAGAATCTAATGCTGGCTTTGATGTACATGAGAAACCACAAAAGGATGCTATGTATTGTATATGTGTGGATGTGGCTAGGGGTGGCCAAAATGATTATTCGGCATTTACTGTAATAGATATTTCTACAGTCCCTTATAGATTAGTTGCAAAGTATAAAGATAATGAAATAAAACCTCTACTGTTTCCAGAAATAATTTACAATATTGCCAAGGCCTATAATGAAGCCTATCTTCTGATAGAGATTAATGATATTGGTGCTCAGATAGCTGATGCATTACATTATGATTTAGAATATGAAAATGTTATTATGAGTCAAATGCGAGGTAGAGCTGGTCAAGTAATTGGTAGTGGGTTTGGTGATGGTAAAAGTGATTTAGGAATTAGAACAACAAAGGCAGTAAAGAAGGTGGGATGTTCTAACCTTAAACAACTTATAGAATCTGATAAGTTGATGGTAGAAGATTTTGATGTTATTGTTGAACTTTCTAATTTTATACAAAAGGGAGCATCATATGAAGCTGACGAGGGAGCTACAGATGACTTAGTGATGTGTTTGGTATTCTTTGCATGGTTAGCCAACCAACCATATTTTAAAGAATTAACTGATGAAGATATACGACATCGTTTATTTGATAGTCAAAAGAAAGCTATAGAACAAGATATGTCACCTTTTGGATTTATAGTAGATGGTATAAATCGTACAGAGAAATCAGCTTTTACAGATCAAGATGGTGATTACTGGGTGCCCACAGATGCACCAGATTTCTTTGATGAAGAAAGATATTAAAACTCTACACCTAAAGATAAATCATAACTGGCTTTAATTGCACAGTTCCAACATCTAATATCACATTCACCTATAAGTCTGGTGATTTCTTTTTGAGCTTTATGTTTTTTACCATGACGAAGATTTAAACTTCTAATCTTTCTATGATGAGGATAAAACATTAATGCTACTTGCTCACTCTCTCCACAGTATTGACAACTCTTATTAACGAATCTATGAAGGAGAGAATTTCTCCTACCATTGCGTCCATCTTTTTTTGGTTCAACTAACACGATTGTGCATCTCCTTTCTATATTTATTTATGAGTAATGCACACCTATGTTAGTTGTAGAACTAATATTTTATAAATAATCTAAGAAAGAATTGAAAGAATTTATATTATACTGAATAAAGTTAATGTAAAGGGAGACTGTCCCGGGAGCATTAAAACCTTAAAAAAGGAGAAGAAAAATGGGTGATTTAGTTTCGCCGGGTGTACAAGTAAAAGAAAAAGATTTAACCGCTTCCGTACGAAGTGAGCCGACTAGTATTGGTGCTACTGCTATTACTGCTTCATGGGGTCCGATGAATGAAGTCGTTACTGTTAATGACGAAACCCAACTAGTAGATATTTTCGGTAAGCCTGATGATGGTAACTTTGAGTATTGGTTTACGGCTGCTAACTTTTTAGCTTACACAAACACTCTAAGATTAGTAAGGATGCAGCAGACAGGTTCTTTGAACGCTGGTGTTTCTGCTGGTGTTCTTATTCCAAATACTACATCATGGTTGGTAGGTGATGGTACAAATGGACCGTTTAGTGGTGGTCTAGGTTCTGTAGGACACACTGCTGCTCGATGGGCTGGTGTAAAAGGAAACAGTGTTAAAGTTTCCTATTGTTGGGATGCTGATGGTTATAATAATAATGCTGTAACAACTACAGCTGTAGCTACAGCTGCTGGTGCATCGGTAGTTACTGTTGTTGCTGGTACTACTATAAATGTTAATGACATTATTAGCTTTGGTGGTACTACAGGTAATGCAACAAATGTTGCAACAGAGGTGGCAGAAAAAGGACAGAAGTATAAAGTGATTGCTATTAATACTCATATACTTACCATAGAAAGATATCCAGCATCTAATGCAGCTGGCTTGAGAAGTGCTCTTGCTGGTGATGTGGCTGGTATAGAAGTTAATAGATTTTGGGAATTTTATGACCAGTTTGATTCGGCTCCGGCCACTTCAACTTGGTTACTAGATATTCAAAAGAATCGAGTTACTGGTTTTGGTCTTGATGAACTTCATGTTATCGTAGTCGATGCTGATGGTTTAATAACAGGTACCGCTGGTACAATACTTGAGAAGTTTGAGTCCCTTTCAAAATTGAAAGGTGCTGTGACAGATAGTGGTGATAATAACTACTACCTTGATGCGTTGTATCTGGGATCTGAATGGATTTATTGGATGGATTTCCCAGCTGGTGCAACAGGTGGTTCAGGCCCTTGGGGTGCAGTACCAACAGTTACTTATACCTGTAATACTGCAACAACGAGTCCGGAAACTGCTACATTAACTGCTGGTGCGCCTGCTTCAATGATTGCGCCTACAGATGGTCAACGCTCAGAAGCATTTGATCGTTTTGAAGATCCTGATACAGTAGATTTTAATTTACTGATGACGGGTCCGGCTTCTGTTGATGGTGCAAGTTCAACAACTTTGGCTATCAATAATATTGATATCGTTGAAAAACGTAAAGATTCTGTAGTGTTTATTTCACCGTATAAACAAGCTGTTGTTAATGTGGCGAATGGATATAAACAGACACAAAATGTTAAGACATACTTTGATCTATTACCAAGTTCATCTTATGCAGTATTTGATAGTGGTTACAAAAAGATGTATGACAAGTATAACGATGTTTTCCGTTGGGTACCACTCAACGCTGATATCGCTGGTGCTTGTGCAAGAACAGATGCCATTGAAGATCCATGGTGGAGTCCTGGTGGCTTGAGTCGTGGTCAAATTCGGGGTGCTGTTGAACTTGCACTTAATCCAACACAAACAGAACGTGATGCACTCTATCGCTCTAGAGTAAATCCAGTAGTAACCTTCCCTGGTGAAGGGACAGTACTATGGGGTGATAAAACAGCTCTGGCACAGACAAGTGCTTTTGATCGTATCAATGTTCGTAGATTGTTTATCACAATCGAAGAAGCAATTGCGAAGGCTTCTCGTACTGTACTCTTTGAATTTAATGATACATTTACGAGAGAGAACTTCTTGGGTATGGTAAATCCGTATTTGAGAGATGTAATGGCTCGCCGTGGTATCACCGACTTCTTGGCTGTATGTGACGAAACCAATAACACTGGTCAAGTTATAGACAACAATGAATTCCGTGCTGATATCTATGTCAAGCCTGCACGTTCTATCAATTTCATTACCTTAACCTTTATTGCTACACGAACCGATATTGCGTTTAGTGAAGTGGTTGGTCGGGCTTAATAACGAGGAGATAAAACAAGATGGCAAATATTAGTAGTTTTACAAATGCTCTGCAAGGTGGAGGCGCTCGTGCTAACCAATTTCAAGTCACCATGTCTGGTGGCGGTGCAACGGGCGGTCCAGTTTCACAGAGCCTTTCATTTTTATGTCGAGGAGCTCAGATTCCTGCATTGACCATTGGTGAGATAGCTGTCCCATATCGTGGGCGTCAAGTGTTTCTTGCTGGTGATCGTACTTATGATGCATGGACTGTAACCATTATGAATGATAGAAGTATGGGTATTCGTGGTCAACTAGAGTCTTGGATGAACAATATGCAAGATATCGGTGCTGCGACAACCTCACCATCATTAAATGCGAATACTTACTATGCAACAGCTATTGTAAAACAGTTAGACAGAAATGATGCAGTAATTCGGACATACAATTTAGAAGGTGTATGGCCGACCACTCTTGATGCAATTGATTTGGCGTTTGATGCCAATGATGCAATTGAGGAATTTGGTGCAACATTTAGATTTAACTGGATGACAATAGCTGGTGGTGCTGGTGCTTCAAGTGGCGGTTTAACATTTTCACTCACAGCTTCAGGATCATTGACTGGTTAAGTAGTTTTTTGATTATATCGCAAATTGAAGCGGTATAAATAGTTATACTATGGCAGAATTATTTGGATGGGAAGTAAAGAAGAAGGAGGGCGACAAGGCCAAAAGCTTTGTCGCTCCTTCGGACGAAGAAGGCACACTAGATATTGCTGGTGGTGCCGGTTTCTTTGGGCAGTACTTATCTTATGATAAGGCTGCTCGTAATGATTATGATTTGGTACGCAAGTACCGACAAACCTCAGAAAACCCTGAGTGCGACCAAGCGATAGAAGATATCATCAACGAAGCCATTACGGCTGATGAAACTGATATCTCTGTTGCGGTCAATCTCGATTGGGTTCCCCTCTCTATGTCTATCAAACGTAAGATAGACGAAGAATTTAAAGAAGTTCTTACACTCCTTCAATGGAAAAAGAAAGGACATGATATTTTTAGACGGTGGTATATTGATGGTAGAATTTTCTATCATAAGTTAGTTGATGAAAAATCCCCCCGAAAAGGTATAACAGAAGTACGTTATATTGATCCTAAGTTTATCAAAAAGATTAGAGAAGTAGAAAAGGAAAAAGTACAGAACGGTGTAGAAGTAATCAAGTCTGTTAAAGAATGGTACGTCTATAATGAAGCTGGTGTATATCCTTCTCTACCTGCAATTGGTGGTTCTTCAAATAGTCAGGCACAAGGATTAAAAATATCTCCTGATGCTATTGCCTATGTTCCATCAGGACTCTATAACCCTACAACGAATCAAGTTTATTCTTTATTGCAAAAGGCTATTAAGCCTACAAACCAATTAAGAATGATTGAAGATGCGGTAGTTATTTATCGTATTGCTCGTGCTCCAGAAAGACGTATCTTTTATATCGACGTTGGTAATCTACCCAAACCTAAAGCCGAGGCATACATGAAAGATGTTATGTCACGCTATAGAAATAAAGTTGTTTATGATTCTAATACTGGTGAGGTAATGGATGATAGAAACCAAATGTCTATGTTAGAAGATTTCTGGTTGCCTCGTCGTGAAGGTGGTAGGGGCACAGATGTAAGTACATTGTCTGGTGGACAGAATCTTGGTGAACTGGAAGATATCAAATACTTCCAGAAGAAACTTTATAAGTCGTTGAACATACCTATCTCTCGTTTAGAGTCAGAAGGTGGTTTCAATATGGGTAAGTCAACAGAGATTACCAGAGATGAAATTAAGTTTAGTAAGTTCATTCAACGTCTGCGTAAGAAGTTTTCTGAGCTCTTTCAAGATTTAATGAGGACTCAATTAGTTCTTAAAGGTGTTATTACAGCAGAAGATTGGGATAAGATTAAAGAATTTATTGTTTATGATTTCAAAGATGATAACCATTTTCAAGAGTTAAAAGAACTAGAAATTCTTAATGAAAGAATGACCGCATTGCAGGCCGTTAATGATTATGTTGGTACATACTATTCAGTAGAATATGTCCGACGTTATGTATTGCGTCAATCTGATACAGAAATTGATGAAATAGATAAACAAATTGAGAAAGAAAAGGCAGAAGATATAATGGATCCAGATGCTGGTTTAGGTCCTGGTATGGCTATTGGTACGAATGTACCTGAACCGGAGATGCCACCTATGAATGGTAATGGTGCGACAGTGCCTGGTGGTGTAGAAGGTCAAGCTGATGCGGATCAAGAATATTCAGGTCCAGAGACTGCGTAAATTATAAATATTAGAGGAAACTTATTATGGATAAAAATCTTAAAAAGATGATTGACAACATCGCTGACGGTGATATGAATTCTGCCGGTGATGCATTTATGGCAGCTGCTGATTCACGAAGGGCAGATGCTTGGGTGCAAGCA